CAAACATTTAATACACAATACGATTGTATGATATTTGGTTATGAAGAATCTTTAAATAAAATGAAAGAAATAGGTAAACAAGAAGTTAACAAACACAACATCTATCTTAGATTTACTTGCACTCCAGAACAAACTATTTGAAATTAAGGCAAAAATGTGTTATGGCGAGAAACTCACCACAATAACCTATCCAAGTTTTCCCTCTTTAGGATAGGTTTATCTACACATACAACCGATAAAGTATCCACTGTTATCATTCATAATATGTAGATTAAGTTTATCCACATACCCAGATAACTTTAATCTAAGTATATCACAAAGATCAAGACAGTCTATTTCAGTTGTCAATACCAGTCCGTCCAATATGTCTTTTGTTATTGGTATCAGATGGTAAAGTCCGTCGTTTAGAACTATAATATCCATGTATTAATTTATACCTCTGGTAATGCTTTTGAGTCAAAGTTCCGTGTTCCATGTGCTATGACCTTTTTTACACCGGGACCATGCAAATCTATTTTTGCATATCTTTCCCATGCTCTTTTAATTAGATTTAATTCTAATATTAGATTAGACCATTGTTTTTGTGTTATGTTTTTACTTGTTATTGTTAACTTTTTTTCTTTCATTCCTAGAGTCTAGGATAATTTAGGATGTTTGTCAACGGCCTTGGCCTCGGTATTTTTTGAACATACGTCGCTTACTTTTGTTCATTTTGCACAAGCTAGGGTTGCGTCCAATCGAAGTTTTATGAAATACAGGTTCATGTGCAACCTTTGCGTATAAACCTTTAGCTTTAGCCATTGTCCACCCAATCTTTTACAAACGGAGTTGCACCATCTGTAGGCGCATTCATGATAGGTAAGTAAGTTATCTTACCATTAATATGTTGCTGTAAGTCAGCACCACAATTCATACATCTAAATAATTCTGGAGTGAGACCAACCAACATAGTTAATTCACTACACGTAGGACATCGACCATTAACTATTTCAGCTGTAATCTTCATTTTAATATCTTTATAATTCTTTTTCTATCCTGGTAGACCTCTGTTTCTGCTTCTACCTTTTTACATTTGAAGACCACTCGTTCTGGATTTACTTCTTGTTTAGCTACACGCTTTGAATAAAGGCACGCCTGTAATGAATCTTTATAAACGTGTTCTATCATCTTTCCGTTTAGTTCCAAGATTAATGCAAATACAACCTCTATCATTGGTGACCATTGCCGTTTCTAATTAATTTTTCTACGTCCTCTGTAAGTTTTTTTGTTCTCTCTTGTAAAAATTCTATGTTAACGGCATTGTTTCTCATACTCTTAACTTCTACTTCTAGTTCGTCTAATAATCCTGCGATATGTTCCACCAACATAAAAAGCTCCGCCTCCCCACTTGATTGACCAAGTTCTCCACGCGGGTATTTGATTCTAAATTCTGTATTGTGTTGCAAATCTTTTTCAAATAATTCTAATTTTGTGCTGTGTTGGTTGAGCTTCTCATTGATACCAAAATAAGCCCAGGTCCCAATTGCAACGAGCGCGATCAAACTGGCAACCGTCTTCATTGGCATTTGCACGGCTGCTTCTTCAGATATTTTTAATGGTTTAGTCATCTTTTGGTTTTGGTGGAGGCAGTATATAATCTTTTGGAGGCATTTTCAATGTACTGTTATTGTTGTCCATGCTCTTAGAATCTGGATTAGCTTTGATATAATCATCCTTTAATTCATCCCAAAGACTACCTGTAGGCATAGTTTCTACTTCGTCTACTTCTGGCACAACACCTCTACATTTTGATACTAACAATGCAAAGTTTTCATTTTGTGCAAGGCTTGGATTTCTATTTACCTTGTTACACATTTTCATAAGCTCTAGTTGTTGTTTGATGGCTGCATTTTCTTTTGATGTTTTACAATCTGTGCCTAGATATTTTCTAAATGTAAGTCTTAATTCTTGAGAGTTGCTCTCGTTCCAACTACGATCATAATTATCATATTCGTAATCACGATTAGATACAGACAAATCTACCTCACCACATCTAGTATTACCGTCGTTAAGATATTCGTTTCTAGGATATGCAGGGGTTGCACAAAATGCTAATGCAGTTAACATCAAGATAAGTATGGCTGTAAATCTGTAATCCATCCTGGCAATCTCCATGGTTCATCCTAATAGTTTATTTCTCTGTTTAAATCTTTAATATCGTATTCCATTTGTCTAACCCTATCAGCTAAAACTTCGTATAAGTTTTCAGCCATCTCCCAGGTACCTTCAGCTCTTTCTAATTTTGCAATGATAGTGTTAACATTGTCAGTTAATACTGTCATATCCCTATTAATATTTTCTATACTCATGGTTTGTAATTTTTCTATCTCTGCTTTGTTTCCGTTAATAGTATCTGTAAGATTAACTACATACTTAACGCCAGTAAAAGTTCCGACCAGGATTGATGCCACGACCGGAACTAATACAAAATTCTTTTTTAATAATGCTGCTAAATCCATTATTTAATTAACCAACTTTTAATTTTTTCCCAGATTCTACAACAAATATTTTTACATTTTTTAATCATTTTTTTTCTCCTCAATTTCGTAGAAAAAATTGTCAGTGTCTTCAGTTCGCCATTGACTAACATCTTCTACATTCCACTCATTAGTTTGGACCTTCCAATCAGGAGTATTATCCTTTACAGTAAACGAAGGTATGTTCCAAATTAATCTATTGTTTGGCTGTGCCGCATAGTTGCCGTCGTCTAACGCAAGTATGTGAGCGCACTTATGCTCGTGCGGGATCTCGGAATGATCAGTATCAAGTATATTACTTTCAGGATGTGCAAAGTCAACAGTAAATAAGTATTTACCGTGGTGCCATTTTTTATCTTTACCAATATATTTACCAGCCTGTGCTTCTAAAATATCGTAAGCAGTAACAGCAGGATAATAACTAAAAGAATTCCATAACTCCAACTCATCAAGTCTACGTCTAGGAACTTTTTCTGGGTCAAAGCCTCTTTGTATGAAGGCAGATATCGGGAGACGATAAAAGATAGCGCCGTTTTCCATAAGTGCATGCCATAAGATAGCACGACCTGTAATACAGCTAATACCAAAGATAATGCAGTCTTCAACTTCTCCGTGATGTTTTTTAAGGTCATATAAATACTCCTTTTTTATTTGAGCATATTGTACAGGAATATTTGCGTTCAAGTAAGCCATAATTTATCCTCATTTTATTTGGCCCCAATTAGGACCAACTTCGTAATCTACCTTGTTAGGTACTTCTAAGTCAACCGCAGATTCCATAATCTCTTTTATTTTATCTGCGTGTTGATCATCTTTAATAGATATATCAAGTTCATCATGCACTTGTATATGCGGTATGATACCTTCTTTGTGTAAATCAATCATAGCTTTCTTTGTCATGTCAGCTGCTGATCCTTGTATCAATTTGTTTAAGGCTTTGTAAGTGTAAGCTCTTTTAATCCCTGGTCCGTGTTCCAAGAGCGCTGAGTCGTGTGGTAATGCTTTGTGTATACCGAACTGATTAGGTTCCCATAGATGAAAGCGGCATAGTCTTCCTAACAATGTACGGATTCGACCTGAGTCCTGAGCTCTGTGCATAACATTATCCATTAACATTTTTACAAATGGAACTTTGTTATGATATTGTCTAAAAAGATCTTCCGCTTTATCTTTACTAATACCAAGTTCTGCTTGTAGTTTATTCTTACCCATACCATAGAACAGACCAAGATTTATTGTCTTGGCCTGTGATCTAGGTATCTCTGCCATATCAGCAACGATCGTATGAAAGTCTGCATCGCCATCGCGATACGCATCCAATACTTCGCCCACTCCATAGAGATTCTGTAAAGCTGCATAATGCACTACCAACCTAGGCTCTTGCTGAGAATAGTCAAAACAACCCCATCTATGGCCCTCCTCGGGCACAAATAAGGCCCTAATCAAAGGTCCAAGGTCTTTGTTTCTAGCTGGTATTTGCTGTAAATTTGGGTTTGAATAGCTAAATCTACCGGTTACGGTTCCGCCATTGTCTGATCGAAGTTGGTTTATTTCAGAATGAATTCTACCTTTATGTGAGTATTTAATTATGGTATCTATAAAAGTGGTATGGGCCTTGTTTATTTCACGAGCCTGGGCAATTAGTTTCACAGTTGGGTGGGGGTGATTCTGCAAAAAGTTTTTAGTAAATGATGGAGAATTTGTTTTTTCAGTTCGGTCAAAAGGTAGGCGAAGTTTTTCAAAGACTTGCGCAATGGATCGAGCAGCCCATATTTGCGTATCTACTCCAGTTTCTTTTTTTACTTTTTGTAAGCATTCTTTTTCTTCTAATGATAGTTTGTCTTTTAATTTGTTCGCTGCTTGAATATCTACACGAACTCCTAAAAAACGCATATCAACAAGGCAAGGAAAAAGTTCAGTCTCAAGATCAAAAATAGATTGTATATCTTGGTGAAGTATTTCTTTTTTAAGTTCTTGCCACAATTCTAAAGTTATCTCAGCATCTTTTTCTGCATATGCTCCCACATAAATGGCAGGTAGTTTATACATTTCTGCTTTAGCGTCAACACCCCAATCTTTTGCAGCTGCATATAAATCACTTTCACTTTTTGTCTTACCTGTGTATCTTTTAGCACAATTGTTTAAGTCATAGCGCATTTGATTTTCATCAACAAGAGCCGATGCTATCATCGTGTCTACGATTTTACCGCTAACACTTAAACCTAGAGCTTGTATCCAACACACATCATACATAGCGTTATGAAAAATTTTATCTGCAGGTGTACTTAATACATCTTGAAACCATTTTAAAACTTTTTTACGATCCAAGTTACCACCACCTTCGTGAGCAATGGGATAATAACCGGACCATCCTGGTACAGCCACAGCAATACCAACTACATCACCTTTACCAACTACAGATCCTGATCCCATCTTCATTAGATCGGGGTCTTTTGTTTCTAAGTCTATTGCTATTTCATCATACTTAGATAAGTCTGGAAAATTTTCTGGAGGCAACCATTCTGTCTGTGGTTTAAATAGAGGTATCTGCATCGTAATCCCTTTCAATAATCATTTCTAAAAAGTGTATTGCTTTCAATATGTCTTGCTTCTTTCCCTTGTCACGATGTCTTATTATATATTTTATAGCACAGCCTTCCGGATATAACAACTCATTCTCTATTACAAACTTGCTGGGCTGAATTTTATATTTTTGATAATGTGATCCTCCGATTTGTTTATCGTATGGTTTCATAGTAAATATCCCTTCTCATATTTTTTTGGTTCTATTATAT